CAAAATGGGTCCTGATACATACCACAATGTTCAAAATTATTATACAATTCCTGAAACTGGGTTTTATAATGTAACTTATTTATTTGATTTAATAGTAAGTAGTTTTGGTGGGGATGTAGCTTATCTTTCTTCTCCTACTTATTTTGCAGGTAGTCGACTGCCTAATAATCAAGCAGAAGTAATGTTTAATAAGCATCCTATCCCATATGATCCTGAAGTACACGGCACTGATAAATTAGCTCACTATGAAACTATTGGGGGTCACTCAGCTAATACTATGTATGGGGTTATAAAAAGAACCCCTAATCCTGATTATTATGGTGCCCCTATAATACCAGGGGATGCCGCAGGTGTTCCTAGAATAGTAGCTACTTCATCTTTATCATTAGTTACCAAACTAGATCAAATAAGAAATGTAAATGTCTTTAATAACACAGGTTTTACTAGATTTAGTGGGTTTATAGACGATTTTGGTAGAGAACAATGGGGTACTTTCCATTTAGGTATAGGCAATAGCTCAGGATTAGAACAAGACGCTATAATAGAAGGGTGGGCAAATTGGGAACGAGATGTTTGGGATTTAAACTCAGACCAACTTCTTAGTTTAGAACAAATACAATGTATATTAGTTCCCGACTGGGTTTATTATCTGAATGATGGTTCAACCGTATTAATCCAAGTTAATCCTCTTTATGGAGAATTACCCGAAGTAGGAACAGGTCCCTTTGGGGATGTTCCTTCACTTACAGGTAACGTAAATTTCAGTACTAATTATTTGTTACCCCTTTTAGATGCTCCTTTAGTTGAAGATAGAACAGGATTTACTTCGTTCTTAGGGGCGTTAAATCAGATGCTTGAAGAAGTCCAAGACATTCAAGACTTACAAGCACAAGCAGAAGCTTTACAAAATGTAGATTTAGGTCCTTTAGCTCGTTATATTAGACAAGGATGGAGTGTTGACACACAGTATAACGATGTAGGTCAATTTATATATGAAATGTATTTTGGTGTTAACGAAGCAGGTGAAATAACTAATCTTGACAGTACAGCTGAAGGATTCAATAATTTTATAGGTCAACTAAATGAACTTCAATTAAACCAAACTTCTGGGGGTGAATATTATTTTTCTGTACCTGACGATTGGAATGGTTCTGATTTTGAAAATTGGGTTAAAGAAACCTCAAGACAAGTAGACGAAGGAAATCGTGTAACTATAACATTTGGAAATTTGTCTTCTACTAACACAGACAATGTTTTTGGTACATCCTTTAGGGGTGTCGTTAATGCTGACTTAAGAGGTAGTGTCTTAGTAAATTCCTTTAACCAACAATGGGACCAACTCACAGGAGGTATTTATGCTGAATCCTTAGGTGCCGCTGTTGTAAATGATAATAAAAATATATTCTTTGTTAAAGGCGATAGAGTTCACGTAGAGATAGCTGTAGGACCTATTATGCACGAAAACGGAACGTTACCGTGGTTCCAAACCAATACTCCTTCTCCTGATTTATCTATTGTGGGGGAATATAAAAAGATTGGCAGCGTTACTGGTTGTTACGTATTAGATTCATCAATGTTAGGTATCACTCCTATATCATCTTATGATTCGGAATTAACTCCCCATTTAGAATTTATAGTTACGAACGATACTAACACTATAGTAAAAGGAACATATAAACATTATTAATATGATTAACCTCCCTTTAAACAGAAAAACACCTACCACTCACACCCTTTCTCAAAGGTGCCTCCCTGGTGGTCCTGCTTCTGCTACTTACGATATATCTAATTACACTTACTACAGTGAAAATGGCGGAGGGAATACTTATCCTTTACAACCCAGTATCCTAGCTATAGATGGTGACAAACAAGTAGGAGGTTACTTATATGATTCATCATCAGATGATACTAATTACAATAGAGGAATCTATCCCTCCCCCCACGTAGTTACTGAAAAAGCCTTCTATACTGAATTAACTCCTGAGTATACTCAAAGTTTTGGCCCATTTGGTCCTATTTACACTGATTTTAGAGGACAAACTTTTTTAAGGGTCGACCTAACTGAAGGTGGAAAGGTATTTAGACACAATGCTGTAATAGTAAAAGGATCAATTCATTGTACTACTCAAAGACATATCCAACCTTCTGATATGCAAAATGAAGGAAGTGAACCTATTTTATATGGTTTATATGACTTTGAATTTTATTTTGTTTGTCAACCATTACACTCTAATTATCAACCTGAAGGGGTAAGTGCTTCTGAACTCACTGAATTAAATAAACTAAAAACCCTATATAGTAGTTATTTCTACGCTAGAAATAGATCTTTTGGAGATGATTCTCTTACAGCGTCAGATGGGGTTACTACTTTAGGTTTTACTCAACAAAATCCTATGCTTGGAAACGCAAGTTCTTTAAACCCTAACCACAACTGGGCTGAATTTGCTTTAACAAGTGAAACTAATGCTAACCACGACGAAATTTATGTGGTACCTTCTATTCAACGTCCTATTCCAGCACTTGATTCTAATAATTCATATGTAACTCCTCTTGAAGCTAACTTAACAACAGACCCAAATGATAAATGGGATTTAAATCACGTAAACTTTAGATTTGCTTTACCCATTCAACAACCTTTTGGTGTCCCTAATAGATTCGCTGTAAAAGGCACATATTTATTAATATAAAATACACTTATGAGCAATATATCTTTTAATCCTTTTAACTTATCTGCTACACCTAACTCGGGTTCATTATCTATTGGGACTAATATTCCTTTAATTAGTTTTAAAAGATTTAACAGTACATTTCTTACGGCATCCCAAATGGATGTTGGTTCTATAAATTTAGAATATACTTCTATAGATAGCGGATCTTCAGCAGATATAATTTTTAAAGTTGCCTCTCCTGAAAATTACAACTCCACTGCTTCTGCTGTATTAAAAATATCAGCAACAGGTAGCTCAAATGCCCCAAGAATTGGTATCGGTGATTTTAACACAGGAACTATTGATTCGCAATTACACGTTAAAGGTGATACTAAAATTGAAAACGGTGGACTTAAATTTACTGCCGACGGTGAAGATGATGTAGAATTTACAAAGGCTAATTTAAAAGACATATTAGATGGTAAACCAGCAGCAGTTTCTAGCACTTCAAAATCAGGTTTAACTCGAACCAATACAACAAACGCTATTGTCTCATTAGCAGACGACAATACACTTATTAAAATCAACGAAGCTGGAGTACTTGATTTCCAAGTAAGTGGTTCAACCGCTATAAAATTAGATAAAACAGGTAAAGGTGCACCAAAAGTAATGATCACAGGTTCAACCGAAATCTCAGGATCAACCATAGTTTCAGGCTCATTTACAGTAACAGACCTTTTAAACGTACTTGCTGATTATAACCAAACAGGTAGTTTTAGCGTTAGTGGTTCAACTACTCTTGCGGGTGATGTTAACGCTGACGGTGCTGTTAACGTAAATGATTTACTAACAGTATTAGGTGGATTTAACGCTAGTGGTAGTAACTATATTACTGGTAGTGTAGAAATTAGTGGCTCTCTTTATAGTAGAAGAACCAGATTACAACAATATGCTACAGGATCTGCAGCATTACAAGTAGGTGGTGGATTCATAGCTATGGGTAACCCACCTCCTGATGAAGGTGATGGAGATTTTGATTGGCCCTATAATCCTGATGCTAATGGTAATGGTCTTATAGAGGTAACTGATCTAATGGCTTTATTAGCGGTATATGGTCAAGAATTTAATGTTGCTTTTGAAGTCAACCCTGACGGTATTCTTTGCGACGGTGACACCCACATTAGTGGTAACCTTTTCCACGGATACTGTGAGCCGTGTGATGAAACAGGTCATAATACTATAACTGGTAATTTTAACCATGCTCACGGATATAATAATACAATTACAGGTGATTTTTCATTTGCTAGAGGTAAAGACAATACAGTAGTAGGAGATTATGGTTTCCTAATGGGTCAAAATCTTACAACTACCACAGAATACCAAACTGTAGTAGGTAAACAAAACTCAACTAACGCAAATGCTTTATTTATAGTGGGTAAAGGTAGTGGAACAAACGCTTTAGAAGTTGAAGCCGACATATCTACAATTACTACTGATCTTACGGTAGGAGGGGATGAAATTAAGTTTACTGGAATTCCTAGTAACCCTAGCCTTCAAATACCTTTGGTTATAGATGGAACAGGTAAAATCTCTATAGGTCCTGAATACGCTACAGAAACCGGAGGTGGTGGAACTTTTGAAGGTTTTACAGCATCTGTAGACGATGCCACTCAAGTAAATATATCTGCGGGTGCTATTGTTTCGTTTGTTGGAGGTAACAATATTGTAACTTCTGCCCCAGGTGGAACACAAATCCAATTCGATTTGGATGGTGGTGTTTTGAGTGGATCAGCCCAAATTGCAACAGAAATTAGTGGCGCATTCACTTTAGTATCTTCTTCTATAGCGTCTAATATAGATACTAATACTACAAATATAGACACTAATACAACTAATATAACTAACCTACAAACTAGTGCTTCTGCAGGTATTCGCCTTGAAGACGCTGACAGCGGGTTTAGCTTATCTATGTTTGAAACCGCTTCGTTCAGTGCGGCTGGTGGTGGTTTAACAGTTAACGTAACTGCAAACGACATTAAATATTCTTTAGACGGTGTATTAAGTAGTTCACAACAAATAGCTTCCGAAATTAGTGGCGCTATAGATACTGCTACAGGTTCTGCTATTACAGATATATTGTACAACTATGAATTACTAAGTGGTTCTATAGCAGATGACGACGATTGGCATTTAATAACAGGTGGTTCTGCTGTTACTTCAAGTAGAAATGTTCAAATAACCGCTAGTTTAGTTGTAGGTGATGGAGATATCGGAACATATTCATTTGCTCAAGGATTAAATGCAAACGCAATTGGGGATTATTCACATGCCCAAGGATCAAAAACATTGGCTTCTGGCGTAAATTCTCATGCAGAAGGTGCTGGAACAGCAGCACAAGGTAATAATTCTCACGCTGAAGGTGGTGCTACTAGAGCTGTAGGATCAGGCTCACACTCAGAAGGTTGGGCAACTATTTCTAGTGGTTCAAATTCTCACGCTGAAGGTTATTCTAACATAGCATATGGTGCTTATTCACACGTTGAAGGATATATAACAACAGCGTCTGCTGACGGTTCACACGCTGAAGGATATAAAACATCAGTTGAAGCTACAGCACTTTATGGACACGCTGAAGGATACGATACAATAGCAAGAGGTCAAGGTGCTCACGCCGAAGGCAGTCAAACACTCGCACTAGGTGATGTATCACACGCTGAAGGTCGCCAAACCTCCGCGTCAGGTGATTATTCACACGCACAAGGCAGAATTACAGAAGCATACGGTAACTACTCATTTGCCGCTGGTATTGCTACATTAGCATCTGGCGCTTATTCGTTTGCTATAGGTTCAAATAACGAATCAAAAGGTAACTATTCATTTGTTGCAGGTGCTACTTCCTTAGCTAAAGGATTATTCTCGTTTGCCCACGGTCAAAATGTAACAGCTTCAGGAGATTATTCACACGCTGAAGGTGGTGCTACATTAGCCGAAGGTTCTTACTCACACGCAGAAGGTAGATTAGCTACAGCTTCAGGAAATTATTCACACGCTGAAGGAAATAATACCGTAGCGTCTGGAATATATTCACACGCTGAAGGCTCTTCATCGTTAGCTTCAGGAACAGGAGCCCACGTTGAAGGTTTACATAACACAGCTTCAGGCGAATTCTCACACGCACAAGGCGGATATAACACAGCTTCAGGTGATTATTCACACGCTCAAGGACTTAGAAACGTAGTACTTGCTGATTGGTCATTTGTAGGTGGTTATAGAAATATAGTAAGTGCCTCTATTGGAGATGGTAACGAATACTGTTTTGCTCATGGTAGTGATAACATTATATTCCATGATAGTAAAGGCTCTACAGTATTCGGAAGCAACAATACAGTAGGAAGAGATTCAGCAGGAGCCTTTATATTAGGAAGTACTAATATTGTAAGTGGTTCTGTTGGTAGTTATGCTGCTGGTACTTTTAACCTTATTAGAAGAGGTAGTAACAACTATTTCCACGGAAATAGAAACACAGGTTCATTCTCTGTAAATAGCCACGCTGAAGGGGAACTAAACTATATTTTAGGAGGTGATATTGATAACCAAGTATCTTACTCCCACATTGAAGGATATAATAATACTATTGGTAATAAAATACAAGCGGGTTATGGTAATGGTTCATACTCTCACGCTGAAGGAGCTTTTACTGAAGTATATGGACAATATGCACACACAGAAGGCTCTAGAACAATAGCTTATGGTACAGCTTCACACGCTGAAGGTAATGGAGCAATAGCGTATGGCGATTATTCACACGCCCAAGGTGACGGTACTATAGCTTCTGGTTCACATTCATTCTCGTCTGGTATTGGTACTATTGCAGGAGCAGCAGGTTCGGCTACATTTGGGCATTACAATGTTAAAGACACCAGTGAAGGATCATTGCTTATAATTGGTAACGGTACTAGTGGTGGTAGTAGAAACGACCTAGCAGCCTTTAATACTGCAAGTATTTTACTTGACCCCGCAGCATTACCAACTTCTGATCCATCAGTTAACGGTCAATTGTGGAGAGAAGATGCAGGCGACGGAACCTGGAATTTAAAAATATCAATCGTTTAATATTTATATTAAAATAACATGGCGGCAGGAAGATACTCATTTGTAATTGAACAAGGGGCTACCCTTGATTTTGAAATAGCATATACTGATTCTAATGGTGACCCTGTAGATCTTACAGATTACACAGGTAGAATGCAAATCAAAAGCACTCGAGGAGCGGATACCGCTTATATTACATTATCAAGTAGTTTAGCTACAGATAATACTGGTTTAAATTTTAGTGGATCTAACAGTGTTAATCCACCCGCTTCGGGAACTATTGGTATCTTTATTTCTGCTAACTCTTCTTCGGCTTTAGATTTTAACGAAGCATATTACGATTTAGAAATAGTATCTGGCAGTGTGTATCCTGTAGTCACTCGAGTATTAGAAGGTAAAGTTAAACTTTCAAGAGAAGTAACCACAGGAAACTACTGATATGGCTAATACTGTTAATGTTAACCAAAACAATAATACTGTAACTCTGGATGATCAGAATCGCAAGATTACTGTAACGGACAACAAAACCAGTACTACTGTCAATATTAGCCAACCTATTACTAGAGTAGTAACAGTATCTGCTTTAGGTCCTCGTGGTCCTCAAGGTTTACCTGGAGCTGATGGAACTAGTGGTGAACGAACAGGACCCGTAGATTGGTCAGATTTAACTAATATTCCTAACCTTATAGATTACGATGGGGATATACAAGCTAATCAATTAGCTATATTTACAGACACTAATTTATCGGGATTACCTGTTAATCTTCCATTTAACTTACCTTTAGAAGTAACTGGGGATTTAACTCCAACAGTCAGAGGTTTATCTGGTTTAACCTACGATGGATCAATATTCTATGTTCAAGGTAATATCAGTTCTAGTGGAACAGTTTATGCTTCCCAATTAATTTTAGATTACGATGCCTTACCTAATACTGATCCTATAAATAGAGGACAAGTATGGAGAGATACCGGAGGTGTTCTTAAAATTTCTAGGGGGTAAGTAGTTGTATTTTTTTGATATTTATTATCAAACACTGTATCTATGGCATCAATCCCTATTTGGCCCGGCTCTAGCTCCTTTTTTCCTGGCGATACACCCTTTGGATTTTATGATAATGATAATAATTTCCAACAAGACGCTGATAAAGTATCTGACTGGTGTGCTAGAAGATTAGGGTACCCTATAGTTGACGTTGAGCTTCAAGCACTTAATTTTTATACTTGCTTTGAAGAAGCAGTAACTACGTACGCTCAATATGTTTATCAATACAAAATTATCGAAAATATTGGCGCTTTAGAGGGTAGCCAAACAGGCAGCGATTTAAATAACCAATACATTCAATCAAACCTTGGAAACCTTATTACAGTTGCTGAACAGTATGGAACTGAAGCAGGAACTGGAGGTAATGTTGAGTATAAAAAAGGAAATATACAAATAATTGCAGGTCAACAAACTTACTCGATCAGCGATTTGTGGACAGATGTTAGCGAATCAGGCAATTCAATCCAGATCCAAAAAGTATACCACTATGCCCCACCAGCAATTGTAAGATATTTTGATCCTTACGCTGGTACCGGTACAGGTATTCAATCGTTGATGGAAACATTTGGATTTGGTAATTATTCGCCGGGTGTAAACTTTATGTTAATGCCTATTTATTACGATGCGTTAAAAATTCAAGCAATTGAGTTTAACGATCAAATCCGTAAATCAGCATATAGTTTTGACTTAATTAACAACGATACTATTAAAGTATTCCCCCGTCCTGCTAGAAACGAAAAACTATACTTTGACTATATTGTAGAACAAGATAGAAATAACCCAGTTAGAAACACTAGCACAGGATTAGTTACAAATGTTTCAAATGTTCCTTACGCTAATATTACTTACAACACAGTAAATTCACCTGCTAAAAACTGGATATTCCGTTATACTTTAGCAGTCTCAAAAGAAATGCTTGCTAGCGTAAGAGGTAAATATTCAACAGTTCCTATTCCAGGCGCTGAAGTTACAACAAACGCTTCAGAATTAAGAAGTGAAGCGTCGGCTGAAAAAACAGCACTTATTGAAGAACTAAAAACTATGCTTGAAGAATCTTCAAGAACAAAATACCTTGAAAGAGAAGCACAAATCGCTCAAAATACTCAAGATGTTCTTACAAAAGTACCATATCCTATTTACATAGCATGATAAAGTTACGCGATATATTAAACGAAGAAGTTAACCTCACATCAGTCGATGTAGTGCTAGTGACCGATAAAGATACTAACTTTACTGACGTATTAGACGGCGTAAGAGGTATACGTAAAATAACAACTGTAAACGTAACTACGTCACCTGAACTTGAAGAAAAAAACCGCCAAAGAACCGACGGTAAAGAAGTTCACACTGCTACAATTAAATTTTTAGGAGGTTTAGATCCTAAACAAGATTTAGATTTCTTTAAAACAACAATGCTACAAAGCAAAAAAGGCGACCCAAATAAAAGAATAGATGGATTACGTCACGTTATATTCAAACCAGAATCAATAACCCGTGTATAATGCCATTATTTGGAGGAGCCAGAGATATATCGCTGTTCAGATCAATGAACAGAGAATTAATTAATGACATTATTCAAACTGAGATCGCCTACTATAAATTAGCCTTAGAACAAACAGTTTCAAACATTTATGGTGAATCAAGTAAAAAATCATATTACGAACCTCTTCGCATTGCTTGTTTAATTGACAAAAGCGATCAAGAATGGAGTAGCGATGATTTTGGTCCTGATATCAAACAAATCTACCAATATAAATTTTTAAGAGCCGATTTAGTAGATATTAACTTGGTTCCTGAGGTTGGCGATTTAATTTTATATGACAATGACTTTTGGGAAGTAGATACATTTGTTGAAAACCAATATTTTGCTGGCAAAAACCCAGATTATGCTATTTCAACAGACACACAAACTTTTGGTACTTCACTTTCTATTGTTTTATCTACTCACTTATCAAGAGTAGAAAAACTAAACTTAATCCCTCTCAGAGGAGGAAAATACCCCTCAACAAGTATAGCGTCTGGTTCTATAGCAAACGACATATCTTTATTCTAATATGGCAGATAACAGAATTAACCCAGATATACTAAGTAACAATACGTTACTAAGACGTAACCTAGAAGTAAGCGCACCCCCTGAATTCCAAGAATTACCTCCGGATACGGAAAGAGATGTGCCTGGCAAAAATCGTCATTTAGAAATTAGAAGAGACGACGATAAACGTAGAGATACCACAATTACGTTACAAGATATCGACGAGGCCGTAATGTATTATTTAAACGAAGAACTAAATTTATCTGTACAATCTAACGGTGAAACCATTAAAGTTCCCATTGTGTACGGCTCCGGTGAACGTTGGAAGACAGTGCAAGCAGATGGCTACTATCGCGATAAAAACGGACGTATCCAAACGCCCCTCATCATGTTTAAGCGTTCTTCTGTAGAAAAAAGAAGAGACATAGGAAATAAATTAGATGGTAATAAACCTAATCTTTACGTTGTAGAACAAAATCGTTATAGCCAGCGAAATGCATACGATAGTTTCAGTATCTTAAACAACAACAGACAACCACAACGCGAATTATACCAAATACCGGTTCCAGATTATGTATTTGTAAATTATGAAGCAGTAATGTGGACTGATTTTATGACTCAAAACAATAAATTAGTCGAAGCTATAGAATATGTTTCAGATGCTTATTGGGGAAATAAAGAAAGATTCTTATTCCAAACAAATGTTGATTCAATCACCAACGTAAACGAATTACAAGTTGGGGATGATAGGTTAGTTAGAGCAACGTTTAATTTTAAGTTAGCTGGATATTTAATCCCAGATACCTTTAAGAAGGAAACCCAAGCTAGAACCAAAGAGTTCACACCTTCTGAAATAGTTATTACCAGCGAAACTGTAAGAACATTAAATGACGCTTCTAACTTAAATGCCACAAAATAAAATTATATATGGTATTGGTAGGGTTCCTAAAGCAAGTGAATTTGCTATTGGGGAAATCATCATTAACCTTGACGATGCTAAAGTCTACACCAAAGACAAACAAAATGTAGTATTTGAATTAGGAACCACAGGGTCGCAAGCACTTACGTTAGCATTTGCTACAGCTTCATTTCACACATCTTCATACCCCGATTTCTCCTATACAGCTTCTGAAGACAACAACCATTTAATATTTTCTGCAAGTACCGGCATTAGATTTACAGAAGGAGATTCACCTAACAGTGTAGTAATTACTGCTACTGGCGAATCAGTTACAGTAGCAACTGTAGCAGACACAGCATCCTACGTCCTATCTAGCAATGTAGATGGGCCCTTAGGGATGGACAGCATTTTATCAGCCTCTCACGCACTTACCGCTTCTTATTTTGATGGCGAAGTAGCAAATGCAATCTCAGCTTCGTACGCAGTTACAGCTTCTTATGTTCAATCTGCTGCTACTGCTTCATTTGTTGAAGCAGCAAATATAGGGGGAGATATTGATGTATCACAATTAGACCTTATATTTGGGTACGGTTTAGAGTTTAATGTAGGTACTACTCAATTAGACGTTGCTGGTAATATTACGGGTTCAAATATTAGTTCTAGTGGTAATTTATTTGCTAGTTTATCTTTTGATTCTCACGATAATGTAGTTGTATACGATACTTCTTCAGGAAAGTTACATTATACTTCTAGTAATTCTCTTGGGGGAGGTGGGGGTGATGCTGTATTACAAGAAGATTTAACTTCTTATCTACCCGTATCAATAAATGTTGGTGGTGTTTTTGATAACGAAACTTTTTTACAAGGAACCTCATTAGAAACTGTATTAAGAAATATTCTTATAGAATATAATCAAGCTACCTTAAATGACATTCAAGTAGGAGTATTTGATTATGATTTTGGGACATTTACTATTCAAATGGGTTCTCCTTCATATAGAGAAATAGGAAACAGCGCCTCAGTAGATTATATAAGATGGACATCCCAAAGTGATTCCTTAGGAAATTATTTTGATAACAGTGGGTATTCTTATGCCTTATCAAGTAACCAAACAAATGCAGGTTCATCAAATAATACAATTACAGGATTTGATACCCCTCCTAATGTAGGAACACTATATGTTACTAATAGTTTTGACCCTATTTACATAAACAGAATAACCCCTGGTATTGTAACCTTTACAGTAACAGGTACTCCTTCTTATACAGATGAAGGAACATATTTTCCTACAACTACTGATTCACAAACATTCTTAAGCCCTATATTTTTTGGAGGTAGCTCTACAGAAATAAATACAAGTAATATAAGTAACGTATTATTAGATACCGTTTTAGGAAATATTTCTGGAAGCAGTCCTGCGGGTAGTGTTGGTATTAGAAATGCAGGTTCTCCTCAACAATCCTTAATAGATAATACTTCTACTGCATTTCCATCAACCCTTAAAATCGCCATGCCTGATACAGTTACAGCTTCAGCAGCTTATACTTATATTATATACCCTGACCATTTTGGTGATTTAACAGAAATATCAAATGGATCACAAAACGAATTTAATACATTTACTAAAATGGGAACCGCGGATCATACCAGATATGACTTAAATACTACATATAAAGTATATAGATCCGCAGGATATAGACCATTTGAACCCGGAACACTATTAACATTAAACGACTAATATGCCAGTAAAGTTTGGATCCATATTACACTTGAATAATTCGGCTTCTGAAGCCACTATGGATGCAAACAACCTTAGAGGTACAACATTCTTAATAGATAGTTTTGATTCGGCAAGTTTAGCAACTATTGGTTCTGGATTACCTTCAGCCCCTGGTAAAAGAAGATTAGGTGCTATAGTAAGCACTACGGGTAGTATTACCGATCCTGTAAAATACTATGTCTATAACCAAACCAGCTCTGGAGACCTTAATTTATCTGGATCTGAATGGACTAATACATCAAACTGGTCTGAAATTAATTTAGGGGCATCTAGTGCAGACGACCTTGATTGGTATATAGATGTAGGAAATGGTAGATTAACCTCTTCTTTAGATATATTAGTTCAAGGAGACGGTGTATTTACGGGTTATGTTTCGGCTAGTGGAAATGTTTACGGCGATAGAATAACAATAGATACTTCTGTTGACTTAAGAAACCAAGCAGATAACTTATACATAGTTGCTGACGGAATAACAGGAGCTTCTAAAGTCACAAGCTTAAGTTTCCCTATAGGAGCTGGAAATCAATTTGATTTATTAGGGGATCCTATGCTTAACCTTAATATTGGTGCAAGCGCTACTAATATTAATATTGGTGCCTTTAATAGTACTACAACTATTGCGAGTGATTTAAACGTTTTAAGAAACGCCCAATTTGTTAATATCACAGCTTCCCAAAATGCTATAGTTACGGGGTATGTTTCAGCTTCAGAATTTAGAGGTGATTTAATAGGTACTGCTGCTACTGCTTCTTATGTACTAGCGTCTAATATAGATCAACCATTCACTAACATCACCTCTTCAGGAGATATAAGCGCTAGTGGCTTATTATATATTTCTATGTCTGAAGATACTGCAGGTGACTATAATCCTGTTGTAGTATACGACGTTGATACAGGTAGATTATATTACACTGGAAGTTATGGAAGTGGTAACGGTGTAGCCTTTCCATATTCAGGTTCTGACGATTTATATGGTACCCCCGCTCAAGCAATGATTACAGGTTCACTATATTTAAGCGGATCTGGACATATTACAGCAAGTGGGAACGTAGATATTTTTGGTGATTTAAATGTTCAAGGTAATTTTTCTATACCAGGTTATAATAATGTACAAAACACATTAGATGGGTTAGTAGCAGGAGGTGATAACTTAGGTACCCACACTGCATCCAAAGACCTCAATATGGATGGGTATAACATATATAGTTCAAGTGTATTTATATTTGACGCTAACAACCCTGAACCCCCAGCAGTAGCAGGCGGTATGTTTTACTCTGCCTCAAACGATTTCTATCTTGGATTTGCTTAATATGTATATGAGAAAAACAGTTTTAAAATGAATTTTGCAAAATTAAGAAAAAAAGCCCAAGAAACCCCCAATACGCTGGGGTTAACCAAAGAAGAATGCACTGTACTATTAAATCTAATAGGCGATAGTAATATAAAAGTTAGAAATATCCAACAAGTATATGATTTAGTATACAAAATGCAAGAATTTATCCAAAAGGAACAAACATAATAACACATGGCAAACTGGAAAAAAGTAATAGTATCAGGTAGTGTTGCTGAATTAGCAGCCATAACCGCATCTTCATATACAGGTTCATTCACAGGTGATGGTTCTGGATTAACAGGAGTAGCTGGTTCTTTCCCAACAGTACATTTACCTACAGTTGATGTGGATGATGCTACCCAATTTTTTGTATATGACGGTGGTTCTAAATTTATTTCCGGTTCTCAGCTTCAAGATTATATCTACACCGATATTACAGGTGATATTACTGTTACAGCAGATGGTGTTGCTTCATTAACTGGTGGGGCGGCCGCTACTGCTTCTCTTGCACTTTCTGCCTCTACAGTTTTCGTCACACAACACAGTTCTACTCCAGATCCACTTTATCTTTTAGGAGTTAGCGGTGATGGAAATGATAAAACTCTTTATAGTACAAATGAAAGTGGCCGTTCTATATTTTTTGATCATTCTGATTCTACCCTTGTTGTTTCTGACAACCTAAAAATAGGTGATGGTTCTCCAGCTATAGCCTCCATTTCTTCAAGCGCTACTACATTTGACTTATTAAACAAAGGCGTTACTACTCTTAATTTTGGTGGTGAGGCTACTGCTGTTAATATAGGTAATCCTACCAGTACTACAACCATTGCAGACGATTTAAGAGTTGTAGGTGACTTAATAGTAAATGGCAACACAGTTCAATTAGAAGTAACCAACTTAAACGTTGATGACCAGTTTATTCTTTTAAACAGTCACTCAGCAGCCACAGCTACCCCCTTAGACGGCGGTATTATAGTACAAACCAGTGGTAGTACAAGTGATGGTGCTTTAGGTACCGCTCTTTACTATGATACTAACGATAATAGGTGGGCTTTAAAACAATCTAGCTCCGCTGCCTGGGATTCTACATCCATAGTAGTTGCTGATCAATATGTTGTTTCAGTATCTAGCTCGGCGGTTGCTCCTACAGGTATTCCTAGTAATTTTGGCAACAATGATGCGTCAAGATACGGTATGATGTATGTAGATACTAGTGACACTACCAATGGGGGCCTATATATCTATTTGCCCTAATTAGTTTATTATATGTATATATGGTAAATTGGTTTTATGGGAATTATAAAAAATCCACTTAATATTGTAACAGATAATTTGTACGCATATTACGATGCGGCAAATCCTATTTCTTACCGAAGTGAAGGAGACTCAACAGACCTTAGATCTCTTTATAGTATAATTGAACCATTAACCATTTTTAAAAGAATCACTCAAACATCTACTGATCCTTTAAACTATTCATCCGACTATAAAGGTTACATCAATTTTATCAGTCCTGTTGTTCTTAATGCAAACAACAAATTATTTACTAATTTCGATCGAACAGGTACCTGTTTTAGCTGGTTTGTTAGATTTACTTCTTATCCTACTATAACATTATCAGGTTTTAACTACCCTACATTTTTCCTTATAGGAAATGGTATTACTATACAAAGTTCAAATAATTTTGAATTTAGATTGGGTAAAAATGGTTCTCAAATTACATTAGAACTAGAATCAGTATTTTTTTCTAATTTTGGACTCCAAAATGGTAATATTCCTTTAGATTACGCTGGTCAACACGGTAACGATAATAATACTAGAGAATTTATAGTAGACATCACAGATTATTTTACTTTAAACGAGTGGATGATGATAACCTTAAATATGGAATATTACAATGTATTTCCTAATGAATATGATAATTTCTGGAAAATATATATAAACGATACTCTTGTAGGAGAAGAACCGTCTAGTTGGGCTCCTATTAGATTTATTAACGTTTCTAATAACAGACATGTATTTAATGATTCATATAACGATATAGACATATCTACTATGATGTCCTATAACACAACACTTTCAGACGCACAAATAGCACAAAATTACAATGCTTTAAAACATAGATTTAATTTATAAAAAATGGTTAACATAAAATTAGACCCCCAAGAAGCGCAATTTATAGTTGCAGCTATCCACAATTCCCAAATTATGGGAAAAAACGCCCACCTAGTATCAGGTATATTGCAAAAAATTGAAAGTAAGTTAGAAAATATCGTCCCCGTTCAGGGAGAATAATATTTATATCTAGCTATTATTGGCCCGAAAGGGAAGTAGGCAGCAACGTTGCTGTATCTAACCGTAGTAGTAGAAAGTAATGCCGAACTGGAAAAAAGTCATCATATCGGGCAGTGACGCCCCTGTAAGTGCTATAACAGCTAGTGTTGTTCCCGAAATTGGGGAAAGCGCAATTAATCTGTTAGCAATCCGGTCTACAGGCGAAGTTGTTCAAATACAACAACAAGATCTACTACAAGCAGGTAACGACAATTTAGGTGACCACACTGCATCTGCAGCCGCTGGTCTTAATATGAATGGTTTACCCATTTATAGCGCTAGTCAATTAGATATTAAATCTAGTGGTGCACAAAGTTTTATAAAGTTTGATCCTGTAGGAAATGGTACTAGTCATAGTGGTATAATACAATTACAACCAAATGCTTCAACTCAAGGTCCTGAAATAACACTACAAAGTTTATCGGGTGCTAATCGTGATATATTTTTATCAGCAGGAGGTCAAGACTACCTTCACCTCAACCATACTACAAATAAACGACTTTATATTAACCCCGATGGTCTTGATATTGACTTTGTAGCAGAAGGAAATAATGATGATTCTTTATTATTTGTAAATGCCGGTACTGATAGAGTAGGAATAGGATATAATTCCCCTTCCCAAAAATTAAGTGTAGATGGTGGAATTTATGCCAATGGTAATATTACAGGAAGTAATATAAGTGCCAGTGGTCTTTTATTTGCATCAGCTTCAACCCCCTTAGTCTCTAGCGATTCAATTCTTGCGGTAGTGTACGATACAGGTTCTGGCCAGTTTTATTACACTGGTTCTTATGGAACACAAGATCCTACATTCCCTTTTGAAGGCGACGCAGTAATCTCAGGTAGTTTAACCATTACAGGCAGTAGAGCAGACGGTACTATATTCGAAGTTTACGGTGAAAGTACTCCGATTTTTGAAATTATCGATTCATACGATACACTTTTCCAAATTAACGATGTATCTGGAATTTCTAGACTTAAAGTTGACGGCAGTGGTCACACATCAGCTAGCCGAGACGTTGTAGTAGGCGAAAACCTATACATTAAAAATATTTCAAATATTGGTGCAACCGCTGGCGATATTCTTGTGGCAGGTTCTGACGGTAAAATATATTATACCGCTAGCGTAGGTGGTGGTGGCGGTGGTGACTCAAACCAAAACGCATTTAGCACTGCGTCTTTCGGTTCTGCGGGCGAATTAATAGCGTCTTCACCAACTTCATCTTTTGAATTTGCGTTTGAAGGTATTAGTGGTTCAATTGAAAACAATGCTTTAAAATTAACTAGCCATAAATCCTTTGTATACACATTTAGCTCTAGTACGAATACTGGTGCGTACCCTTCTTTAGGTGAAATTATAGAAGTAGAGGGAGGCCCAGGAACTCGTTATCTGCGTATTGCTACTAAATCGTTAGACGGAGTAGATATATTCCCTGACGATACAGATATAGACGATTACCTATACAGAGATGTTGGTTCACACATAAATTTGACTTCAACTAGTTCTCAACATTTTGTACAATATTTTGTAAGTATAAATTCAACTGTTCAAGGTACTTTAGACGCTGGTTATTTACAATATAATGTTGACCCTAGGGATGCTATCAGCAATATTAATGTAGGTGAATTACAACACACTGATCTTACAGATCAAGTAGTTGAATTTAGGTGGGATAAGTCAGCAGCAGTAGGAAATATATACGGTACTGAAACTAGTACTGGTACTATAGCTAAATCATTTGTAAACGCACTTTATGGTATCAAATCAGACAATATACTAGATACTAGATATGTTAATAATGTAGCATTAGCAGATTATACCCCATACCCCTCATCCTCTCTCACAGAAGAAATATACCTTCTCCCAGTAATCCCCTCATCCTCCAAACCACTTATAGCTGCTTTAACTGCATCTGGTAATATAACAGCAAGCGGCACAGTATACGCTAATGGCGTTCAAATAGGAACCAGTGGTTCTAACAGTAATGGTCATTTAACTATATGGAGAAACAGCGTTGATAAACAGGCTGTAATAGCTTTCCCCCAATTCGGTGATACACAAAACGACCCAGGAATGATTCGCCACTATAATTCAGGCGATACTGGTATTATGGAATTCAGTGTTTCCGACCAAGATGGGAGTAATGATAAGTTTGTATTTGGGCACGGTGGATATACAGAAACAGCAGTTACCCCCGCCCTTACTATAACAGCAGATGGAAATATTAGTGCTAGCGGCGATGTTAATACGATATCCGCAATAACAGGCGCTTTTGGTTTAATTGACGGAGGATCATTCTAATGGCAACAGTAAGAACACCATATAAATGGAACACAGCAAATTTTGCATGGAACGATAATCCCTATACTTGGGATGACGTTGCATTAGTAGAAGAAATTGTTGACGAGGTTGTAGAAGAAGCCCGCCGTAGAGGTGGGATGGTTGACGACGATTACGTACATCCTCTATTTAAAGACGAAAAAAAGAAAAAACGCTTAATAAAACTAATATACAAAACCCAAGGTAAAGTACTTAAAGAAGAAAAGGAAATCAAAGAAATTAAAGTTACAGTTAAAGACGTTAAAATCCTTGCGAAAGAAGTACTAGGTATTAACGTAAAAATACTCTAAGATATGTACAAATTATACACAGACAAACAAGAATTATTTGAATGCGACATTCAACTTGAAGGAGCATCGTTAACTGACTCTAAGGCTCGCTTAGTTATCGAGACCGAAGATTTAGCTTTGCTTTTTAAAGGTAACATCGATAGTAAAGGAAAATGCCAAATCCCTGTTAAGCGCCTTAAGGGCCTTTTAGGTGAAAACGTTAAAGGAACAATTAAACTCGAAGTTATTGCTGAAGACACTTATTTTACCCCTTGGGAATCAGATTTTGAAGTTGAAGCGTCTAAAAAAGTTCAAGTAGAAGTTAAGTCGCAAACTAAAGAAGTTATTAAAGAATCTAAACCGTCTGTAAAAGTTAAAAATGTTAACGAAGTTACAAACAAAGAAAAAGATCACGTATTAAACATTCTCAAATTATTGATTAAAGAAGATATTAATTTAAGTAATGTATCTTTTAGAAAAAATAAACTAAATCACATTGTTGCTACTTATCTAGAAAAGCATCCTATTAACGAAGTTCAAAAAGACAAAATTGTTAATGGTGTAATAAGTGGACTTTCAAAATTAAAATAATAAATTATGGCCCTTCCGGATTTAACAGGTCAAAATATAGAAGATACGTACCAGCGATTATTGCAAAAATCCGGTAGTGGCGATATTACAGATGGCACAGGTTCACTATTTATCCCCAAATCAGCAGTTACTGCTTCTTTCATAGGATCTATAGATGGAGGATCATTTTAAACATATGTATATACAATGGCAACAGTAATTAAATTAAAAAGCGGTACTCAAAATTCAGTTCCTTCGTCTTTACAACAAGGCGAATTTGCTATTAACGTTGACAATGGTAATTTATATTATGGTAGTGGTTCAGACAATGACGTAAAACAAAATATATCACTCCAAACCCTTCGTATTTCTGGTAGCCAAACAGATAATACTGATGTTGCTGCTGATACTCCTATTATAGGAGAAAATATGAACTCGGGTATTGAAAGTGGTGTTGTTTTAATCACAGGTTCATTTGATGGTTCAGGTGAATGGGATGTAAACTTATTTAAAACACCTATAACAAACCATTCTGTTGATTTTAATGCTAGTTATAAATTTACTTTATCAGATGGAACAATTGATCGTGGAGAAGCTATAGGGAATATAGGATGGGATCCGGATTCTTCCGATTTTACCACAGATGAATCTACTTCAGTTCAAGGTAGTTCATTTATACCACAAACCGCTGACGTACCTTATCAGCGTGTACTTTTAATAAACTCCCTCACTACTGCGTTCTTTGGTTTATCTTACAGTAATTTCCAACTCCACGGACCTACTAGTGATTATGCTATATTCAAATGGATTACAGGATCTAATTTAGACACATCAGATTTAAGTAATGCTGAGTATGAAGTAGTTGTTAACTATAAAGCCTACAAATTTTAAAAAATGTTAATAAGTAATCTAATATTTGTATCAGGGTCAGATCCAACAGGTTCACTAAAATTTTATAGTGGAGATGATGTATTAGCTTTAGGTCCTACTAAAAATAATTCGTTAGAAACTAAACTATATAGAGCAGGTTCAAATCCAGTTAGTCTATTGTTTATAACATCGTCTGGTAATGATTCTAAAATAGGTATAAATACTAGAGATCCTAAATCATTTTTGGACGTTAGAGGTAATACGAGCACCGAACCTGCTGATATAGTTTTAAGAACAGCAAAACCTTCAGATGCCAAAATTTCAGCAGGAGATGAAACAGGTAGAATTTCATTTGTAATAGAATCATCTTCATTTACTAATGGTAAAACTAAAACTCAATTTATTAGAAGCGGTAGTTCGGCAGAAATATTTTCAAGAGTTATTGATGAAAACTTGAACGTTGCATATGGTAGTTTAATTTTTTCAGTTAATAGTTCGGACTCCCCACTAGAACCTAAAGAAGCTTTAACAATTGGACAAGGATCTATAGGAGGCTATAGTGGTGTAGGGTTAATAATATCGGGTAATATAGAAATATCTAATGATGTTCCTATAATCACCCTAAAAGATACAACTACGGGTAACATAAACGCTCGTTTAGGTGCCCCTAATAATATAAACTCTGATTGGTGCAATTTACTTTTAAACAATGCCGGAACTACTAAAATCCAATTAATAGGCCAAGATGGCAGTATCAGCAGCAGTGGAGATCTTACCGCTAATAATGGTTCATTCTCAGGAGATCTCACAGTTGAAGGTGATATTATAGCCCAAAATTATATAGTTTCATCTTCAGTCACTTATATGACACAGTCGTTCTCTAGTGGTTCGACAATTTTTGGAGATACATTAGACGACACCCACCAATTTACAGGTAGTGTTGATATAACAGGTTCGTTAACTGCCGCAGGTATAAACTACCCAACAACCGACGGTGATAATGGCGATACATTAATAACAGACGGTGCTGGCAATTTATCATTTACTAGAACAACAGTATATGCCAATGTTAAAAACGTCTCTGGAGGAGAATTAATAAAAGGATACCCAGTCCACGTTACTGGTACCGCAGGTAACACTAGTGAAGTTATAGCAGCATCCGCTTCAAATGCAGCTACAATGCCTGCTCACTTTATTCTAAATGAAACATTAGCAGATGATGCTGAAGGATTAGCAATTGCTGTTGGATACATTAATGGAGTTAACACCATTGGCTTTAATGAAGGTGATACTGTTTATGTAGCAGCGGATGGTGGTTATACAAATGTTAAACCAACAGGATCTAATTTAATTCAAAACTTAGGTATAGTAGATAAAGTAGCAGAAAATGGATCTGGTTTTATTTTAGGTGCTGGTAGATCAAACGACGTACCAAATTTATTAGACAATCAAATATTTTTTGGTTCAGGAAGTAATCAAAGCCACCAAATTCATATTTCAGGGGCCCTTGATACTACCACAGTAAATAATATTACAGCAGACGGTACAATTCGCGCAAGAGTAAAGTCCTTCGATATTCCCCACCCAACACGTAAAGGTAAACGATTAGTTTATGGTGCGCTTGAGGGACCTGAACATGGAATTTACTGCCGTGGGGAATCAAAAGAATTAAAAGCAAAATTACCTCCTGAATGGAGAGCAATGATAGATAAAAAAGGCATCACTGTTCAAATTACCCCTATTGGTGATTGGCAGCCTTTATATTTTAAAAAATTAGAAAGCAATTGGTTATATTTTGGATGTGGCGATAATAGAGAAAACGTCCATTTTTACTGGGAAATAAAAGGTGAAAGAACTGACGTTCCTAGTCTCGAAACAGTACAATAACATATGTATAACCAGTGCCAATATACGCAAGAGATATAATCATAACACCTGCTAGTGGATCCATTATATTTAGTGGATCCGCAAACGGTGGCTTATCGTCTTCTTTAATTGTAGACGACAGTGGTAGTTTAACCATTAATATAGTTGAAAATGGTAATCTTTCAATTAACGGAATGATATTGGCTACTGCCTCTAAAATAGACATCACAGGATCTATAGTAGTAACAGGCAGTGTAAACACAGACGATTTAACAGTTAATAATATATTTACACTTAATGGAAGTCTTGATTTAGGGAACTTCTAATATGTATATTTGAAAATAATAACACAATATGGCTCAAGTAATTAAAATTAAAAGAGGTGGTATAGAAAGTTTAGTAGCTTCTACACCTACTTTACAACAAGGTGAATTGTTGCTTGCAACAGGTTCAGTAAACGGTTTAGGAGCAACGTTTTTTGTAGCTTCTGCTTCAAATAGCCCTTCACTTCCTTATGCAAAAGTAGAAAGCATTTCAGACGGTCCTGCACTAGCGTCATCGTTAGATGGCAATTTTGAAGGATTACTTATTCACTCTTCAAGTGATAATAAACTTTATAGATATAATGGTACTGCATTTGTAGAATTACCAATTGCCGCAGGTAGCTTTGTAGGTACATTACCTGTCTCTAATGGAGGTACAAATGCAACATCATTTGCTGACAAAGCAGTTATTATTTCACAAGATTCCGGAACTGATACGTTATCTGCTTTAGCACTAACAACCTCAGGCCAATTAGTCATTGGTGGCGCCAGTGGTCCTGCTGCAGCTACATTAACTGAAGGCACAGGTCTTACTATTACTAACGGTGATGGCTCAATAACAATAGCTACTAACGACGGTGAAATCGACCACGATTCGTTACTTAACTTTAGCGCAGACGAACACTTCACCCAAGCTAATATTACTACAGTAGGCACAGTTACTTCAGGTGATGTAAGTGCTATATTACCTTCTGGCACAGTTTCAGGTTCCTCTCAAACAGTAGCTAATTTAGATGGGCAAGATGTTACTGTAAGTAGTTTAACTGTAGAAAATTCATTTACTGGGTTTCAATTAAAAAATGGTTCAGGAACTGCTACATATGTTAAATTTTCTCCTACGACTGGTCTAGAAATAGATTTAGGAGGATATGGAAATAGTATAAGTGCTAGCCAAGATATTAAAACTCATGGTGATTTTATAGGTGCAAATACCCATATAAGACTTACTGCCCCTGATGGAGGTGGTAGTGGATTATACTTAAGTAGTAGTGGGGAGTTATCTACAGGAAATTTTAAATTATCATTAGGAGATATAGAAGGAGAAGGTAACTCTACAACCCTTATAGTAGATGATATTAATGAACAAATTTCACTAAGCAAAACCTTAAGTGTAACAGGCAATATAACAGTTACGGGAACTGTAGATGGTGTAGATATAGCTTCATTAGAAAATAGTGTACAAGCTAATGATACTGAAATCGCTAACTTAACTGCTGCAACAAGCTCGTATAGTACTGCAACCGGTGTTGAAAACAACGCCGATGTAACTGACTTTACTAATGTTCAAGCTGCAGGCGCTTTGATGGATTCAGAAGTTACATCATTGTCATTAATTAAAGGACTCACGGCAGCACAAATTAGTGGTGCCTTTGATTCTGTAAGCGCTTCACTTGCTTCAAATATTCCTACAAACAATAACCAATTAACTAATGGTGCTGGATATATTACAGATTACACTGTAACTAGTGGCGATGTAACAGCTCACGTAGGCGATATTGATCATGATTCGTTACTTAACTTTAGCGCAGACGAACACTTTACCCAGGCAAATATCACAACAGTTGGAACTGTTACTTCAGGTGATGTAAGTGCTATATTACCTACAGGTACCGTTTCTGGTTCTGAACAAGTTGAAGACATTGTTGGTGGTATGCTTACAGGTAATACTGAAACACTTATTACAGTAACATATCAAGATGGGGACGGAACTATTGATTTTGTAGTTGACAATGACTTATCAAACTACTCAAATGCTTCTACTAACTTTATTACAACTGGTGCTTCAGTTGGTGGTGATTTAACTGGAACAATTGCTTCAGCTACAGTAACTAAAATACAAAACACATCTATTACTTCAACCCAAGCTGGTTATTTAGCAACATTAGACCAATCAGTATCATCAAGTGCGTCTCCCACATTCGCCGGATTAACAGTTACAGGCGACGTTTCGGTCCAAGGTTCATTAACAACAGTTAACTCAAACGAAGTTAATTTAGGTGATAGAATTATTACCCTTAACACTGCAGATGGAGCAGGTGACGCTGGTATCCAAGTTCACGATACTAACACAGCTGAAACAGGTTCGTTACTTTGGGACACTGATGGCAATTACTGGAAAGTAGGTGTTGTAGGTGGTACTGATTACCGTTTAGCAGAATGGGATGGCGAAACTGCAGGTGGTGGTGATTTCATTCACACTGATTCTAACGGCAGAATAAACGCAATTAATACTACAACAGACGGCGATTTATTAATCTCCGATGGTGACGGTACATTCACAGTTACTAACGTAATTGACGGCGGTACTTATTAAAAAAATATATATACTTTTTTGTAAAGAGTCTCGTTTTTTCGAGGCTCTTTACTATTTATATTCACAGTATATACTGTTAACTCAAAAATAGACCATATATATGGCACAAGTAGTAAAACTAAAACGCAGTTCAACTGCAGGTAATGCTCCCACATCGGGGCAGATGGTAGCCGGAGAATTGGCTATGAATACCGCTGACGGTAAACTATTTTTAAGAGACGATTCAGATGTACGTCCTATAATAACTGTCGATAATGAAGTTACTGGTAGTATAAACTTAATAGGTAATATAACAGCCTCGGGAATTATAAGTGCAAGTGGTAATATATATGGAGGATTAAGTCTTACTCTTGATAATAAGATTGTCTTAAACCGAGCGGGAGGTTCTGGTTTATTAGATGTAGGCCCAGACTCGGATTTTACTACTATTCGATATGGTAAAAATGGCAACCCTAATCATGATTTCAAAGGTAATATTACAGCTTCAAGTAATATTAGCTCGAGTGGAACAAGCGATAATTTCTTTGGAGGTAGATTAGTACTAGATAACTCAAAATATGTTGCTAGTACTGTAGGAGGTACTACACGAAACATCCTTGGTATAGATGGATCTTTTGTTACTCAAGTAGCTAGTAGTAACCTTGCAACTAATATAAAAGGAACCTCTATAACAGCATCTAATAATACTTTAATACAAGGCACTCTAGCAATTGATGGTATCGCAGACGTATCAGCCTCTATCGCATCCGCAGGAGGAGGTGGAGCTGTTGCCACTTATACAAATGGTTCTGACAACAGAATTATAACATCTACAGGTACAGATGGCATTAATGGTGAAGCTAATTTAACATTTGATGGCACTTCTTTAACCTTAACAGGTAATATTACAGCCTCAGGTAATGTAAGTGCAAGTGGTACTATAGTAGGCTCAAACCTTTCAGGCACAAACACAGGCGACCAAGACCTATCATCTTATATTCAGAACTCTCAAACAAGCTCTATGAGTGTTGCTACTGCTTCTTATGTAGCAGGTGCTAATGTTGATGGAGCCGTTTCATTAGCAACAGTTGCTACCACAGCTATAGCAGCTGCTTCAGCTACAAATGCTACAAATGCTACAAACGCTTCTTATGTTAATGTTGCTTCTATTACAGCTGATACAGAATATGGAGTTGTATTTAGAGATGGCTCCTCACCAGGAAATCAACAATTATATGCTGATTCTGAAGAAGATACACCATCTTGGAACCCATCAACAAATGTGTTTACAACCCCTAACTTAGTAGCTACTACAATAAGCTCAAGTGGAACAAGCGACAATTTCTTTGGAGGTAGATTAGTACTAGATAACTCAAAATATGTTGCTGGTACTGAAACAGGAGGTACTACACGAAACATCCTTAGTATAGATGGTTCTAATATTACTCAAGTAGCTAATGGCAACCTTGCAACTAACATTAAAGGTACCTCAATCAGTATAGATAATGCTCTTACTGTAGACACTGGTAATATTACAGTAACTAATGGTAATGTTCATTTAGATACAAATAATACTCAAATCACAGGTAAGTTAACTGGAGGGACTGAAGGAGATTTAATTGGAATAAATGCTAGTGATTCTGTAGTAGTTGGAAACACTACAGCAGATAGTATTACTTTAGTAGGAAACACAGAACTTCAAGGTAATTTAAATATTTCACAAACTACAAACAGCAATGTGATAATTACAGGTAGTATAACTCACAAATTTCCTGATGCTACCTACACATATCAAGGTGAATTATCTCCTTTAGCAGGAACCTTATTAACAGCAGGTGAAGTTTACCACTACTCAGGTAGTGGTTGGATTGTTGCTGACGCAAGTGACGATACCGCCACAAAACACTTAGGAGTAGCAGTGTCTGCTACTGAAGTAATGATTAGAGGATATATTAGAAATACGGTATATGCCGGATTAGGAACAGGTAACGTACTTTACCTTTCTACTACAGCAGGAGACGTAACTATAACACCACCTTCTACAGCAGGAGAATACGTTCGAGTTTTAGGGTATTGTGTAGAGGGTACTACTCGAGTAATTTATTTTAACCCATCCCAAGACTGGATAGAATTATAATAATCATGCCTAAATTTAGTGGAATAGACGCATCTTTAATTGCCGCTTTTAGCGGAAAAAGCTTTGTTGAAGGCGGTGGTGGAGGTGTCACGCTACCTTCTGAAACTGACACTGGTGTAATATATTTTGAAGCAGGAGGATTTAATGATAGTATTATTGATGCTGATGAAATATTTAGTAGTGCCTCAATTTCTTTATACAAAGCCCAAATATTTGACAGAACCGATATTGTTTCAATAAAAGCTAATCCCTATCATATATTTGCTCTTTCGTCCACTGGAGCATTGTATTCTGCAGGATCAACTAATACTACTAGTATGGGGAGAAGCACAACAGGTACAGGAAATGAAACGTACAACTTTGTAGAAACCCTAACCTCAGTAGACAAATTTGCCCCCCACGCTAATGGATGTTTTGCTATCAAAACAGATGGAACTTTGTGGTGGTGCGGGAGTATTAGCAATTATGCTCAAGCAGCTAATATTTCAAACCAATCAGTAAATTATGCATATGGTTCATGGCTACAATTCGGTACTGACACAGATTGGAAAGATATATTTATTTTCCCATCATACCCATATACAGCATTTGCAGTAAAAGGGGGGATAGGCTCTGAATATCTTTATAGCTGTGGATATAATCAATATGGTAGAACAGGATTAGGTCTTAGCTCGGGAATAACATTGGGTTGGACTAGAGTAAAATCAGATGCTTCTACAGACTGGACAGAAACTATAGATTGGGTGCATTCTAGTTATTATGGTGTTACTATAATTACTAAAAGTGGGAAATTATTTTGTATGGGTGATGGTCAATACCATGGGTGTGGGCAGGGAGGTACTACAGATCAATTATACCCAATACAAGTAGGAACTGATACTGATTGGGTTAAATCTTACGACGTAGGCCAAGCGGGGGCGTTTGCTATAAAATCAACAGGAGAAATCTATTCCTCTATTAGTAATACTGGTTACTATGAAATCCGTCCTTCTATCGCTGACAGAACATTTAGGCAATGTGGCACGGGCTCAGATTATGAAGATATTAGAGTACAAGATACTATAAATGGATCAGGTGCTGAAGTAATTTTTAAAAAATCTACTGATGGAAATTGGTACTTTAATGCTAATCAAACTTTTTATTGTTTAGGAGGCGCAAACCCTGCAACTGATGGGGCCGACAATTGGATAACAATAAATGAAGTACTTCAAGGAAACGATATGACAAGAACTGGTTCTATAGAAGATATCTTAATTACTTTTAAAAACAACAACCAAGTCCAAGGAGAAATTATTACATTTGTAATCTCAGGAAGCGCATGATATACTCAGTAACACTTACAACAGAAAACGAATTCAACCAAACATGGAGTCATCCTTCATGTCCAAATTTAGGATGGACTTTTATTGAAGAAACATTTGAAGATTGCCTTCAAGAAGACGGAACATACGTTGCTACTTACGATACGTTAGTAATTCCTGAAGGTGAAACAATGTGTTTTACATACCTAACAGATTCTGGTGAAACTACATACCATTTAGGTCCTGGAGAATACGGAATTAAACCCGAATAATTTGGGGTTTTCAAAATATTTACATACGTATATGCAAACCATTAAAAATAAAAGTTATGGCAGACACAGTAAAATTCACTGAAGAAGAATTAAACGAAATTAAAGACCTCCAAAAACTATTCAACACAGTTGTTTACCAAGCAGGTCAAACTTACCTCGAAAATTTAGCTCTTAGAAAGAAAAAAGAACAAGTTTCTAGCAATTTCGATGAAGTAAAAAGACGCGAACAAGAAATCGTATCTAAGCTCACTACTACCTACGGACAAGGAAAAATTAACCTAGAAACCGGTGAGTTTACTCCAGTTTCAACTACCGAGGAAGAAGCAGAAGATTAAGCACTCGGTTTAGAAACCTTTCTTATATTTATGGGGGACCAACTATGGGTTCCCCATATTTGTTTACACAAGACAATAAAAATATAGGAAATGGCAACAGAAACAATCTTATCTCCCGGAGTTCTTTTACAAGAAACCGATAAATCCTTTATCACACCTGGGGTTGATCCATCAGGAATGGCAATCATTGGCCCTACTGCAAGAGGACCAGTTAATATCCCCTTACAAATCAACAATTACAGTGATTTTAAAGAAATTTTCGGTACTACATTCCAAAATGACACGCAAAGAGAAGAATATTTTACACACCTTGCAGTAAAAAATTACTTTGCAAACGGGGGAGCAAGCGCTCTTGTAACTAGAGTAGTATCTGGTTCATTTACTTCAGCCGCTAATACTCACATCACATCTTCAAAAGGTGGGCAACCTGGCAGATTAACCTCAACACAAACTACAGCTTCTGATTCATCAGGAACTTGGAATTCTCTTGCTGATGGTACACCATCTTCCATAAACACTTATTCCGACATAGCTTTAAGTGGTGGTAGTGGCACAGGAGGAAAAGTTAGTGTTACAATATCAGCTTCATTATTAACTAATTTAACTTTAAGTTTAGGTGCAAATTATGAATTAAATGACGTATTAGAATTTGCTGGAACTAGTGTTGATGGTGGTGGTACTCACACTTTAGAACCATTAACTGTCAATAACCTTATTAATAACCAACCATTTACTTTAGTAACTATTGGTCAAGGTACCGTATTTAACCAAAGCGTTGGTATTGCTACTACTGCATCTGAATACGCTAACGGTGCTTTTGAGACAGGTTCTAAAGATAACATTAAGTGGGAAATTAAAGATATAAATAATGCCCAAGGTACATTTACTCTTATTATTAGAAGAGGCGATGATACACCTGCAGCTCCTATTGTTCTTGAAACATTTACTGAATGTTCGCTCGACCCACTATCAGAAAATTACATCGCTAAAAGAGTAGGCGACCAAACACAAGCAGCAGAGTTAGACAGCGAAACTGGAGATTATTTAGTTACTACCACAGGTGAATTCCCCAACAAATCTAAATACGTTCGTGTATCTAACGTTCAGTATCCCACATACAAGTATATCACAAACGAAGGAGTTGTTGGGGTTGATAGTGACAGCGTATCTTACTCAGGTTCATTACCCCTACCACGATCTGGTGGTTTTTATGGAGCTATAGGAGACTTATTAAGCACTACAGCTGCCGATAATAGATTCGGATCAGCTTCAGGAACAAGCGTTGATAATATTCAAGGTTTAAGTACCTCTTCTTACGACATAGCAATTTCACTTCTTAAAAACAAAGACGAATACAAATTCAAAACACTTGTTATCCCTGGACTTAACCAAGATACCCACGCAACCACAATCAACACTGTAATTGAAAACACTACAGCACGTGGTGATAGCTTCTTTGTTACAGACATGGAAGTTTGGGGTGAATCAGTGGCAAACGTAGTTGACGAAGCTGGAGATATCGATTCTTCATTCGCTGCTACTTACTGGCCTTGGGTTCAAGTTAGAAGTACCGAATTAGCTAGAAATATTTGGTGCCCCGCTTCAACTATTATTCCTGGTGTTTATTCTAAAAATGACAGCATAGGAGCGCCTTGGTTTGCACCTGCTGGTGAAATTAGAGGTAAATTAGGTAGATTAGTAACTGGAGTAGAAAAGAAATTAAGCAAAGGAAGCCGCGATACATTATACGGTAATAAAGTTAACCCAATCGCAACTTTCCCCAATAGTGGTGCTATAATATTCGGTCAGAAAACATTACAAAACGCTAAGAGCGCTCTTGATAGAGTAAACGTTCGCAGAATGTTACTTGATGTTAAAGATACAATCGGTACATTTGCTGATAATATTGTATTTGAACAAAACACAGCTGCAACTCGCGATCGTTTTATAAGACAAGCTACTCCATATCTTGAAAGCTTAGTACAAAGACAGGGTCTTTATGCATTCCAGGTTAAAATGGACGGTCAAAATAACACACCTGATGTTATTGACGAAAATAAACTCGTTGGTCAAGTATTTTTACAACCAACTAAAACAGCAGAATTCATTGTAATTGACTTCACTCTAACAAGAACTGGAGCTTCATTTACAGATTAATTATAGAACTATACAAAATAAAATAAAATGGCAACAGAAACAATTTTATCACCTGGTGTATTACTCCAAGAAATAGATAAATCATTTATCACTCCTGGAGTTGACCCTTCTGGGTTAGCAATTATTGGACCTACAGCTAAAGGTCCGGTTGAAATCCCTACTTATATTAGAGATTACAACACTTTTAAAGAAGTATATGGAACTACATTAGAATCAGCATCTAATGCTTATGAATATTATACTAGTTTAGCTGTAAAGAATTACTTCCAAAATGGTGGTTCTAACTGTCTAGTAACTAGAGTAGTTAGGGATGCTAGCAGCTGGACTCCCGCCTCAAGCAGCAGAATAGCTCCTAGAGATGCTGCAGATACTGCTGGTGATGGACCATTTACTTTAGAAACCTTAAGTAAAGGTACTTTAATGAATAGCTCAGGATCTGAATATTCTAACGGTGCTTTAGAAAATGGATCTAAAGATAACATAAGATGGGAAGTTAAAGATATAAACACAGCACAAGGTACATTTACTCTTATTATTAGAAGAGGTGACGACACTACTGCTAAACCAATAGTTGTTGAAACATTTACCGAATGTTCACTTGATCCACTTTCTGAAAACTATATTTCTCGTAGAGTAGGCGATCAATACTATAGCAAAGATGAAACTGATCCTGACAATATACTAGTTACTATTAATGGTGAATTTCCTAACAAATCCAGATACGTTAGAGTTTCTGCTGTAAGTTCTTCACTATACCAATATATTGATAATGGTGGTTCAGTCCAAGCTGGATATGCTGACAAGTTACCTAACAGCGGAAGTGGTATATTTGATGGTGGTACTGGTGGCAATTTAGATGGTGCCCCATTATTTGGTGAAAATGGTGTTGCAGACAACGCTATTCAAGGCCTCCAAGAAGACGATTACGATGACGCTATCAACATCCTAAAAAACAAGGATGAATACAGATTCAAAACCCTAGTTGCTCCTGGTTTAACACAGGAATTAGCAAGCGATAAAGTATCAACTATAATTGAAAACACTACTGCACGTGGCGATAGCTTCTACGTAGTTGACTTGGTAGATTATGGTAAAACTACCGCAAATGTAACCACAGAAGCAGGTGAATTAGATACTTCATTCGCAGCTTCTTACTGGCCTTGGGTACTTGTTAGAAGCACTGAATTAGGTAGAAACGTATGGTGCCCAGCTTCAACAGTAATTCCAGGTGTATACTCTAAAAACGACAGCATTGCAGCTCCTTGGTTCGCACCTGCTGGTTTGACTAGAGGTGGTATTACCAACGTTACTAGAGTAGAAAAGAAACTCAGCAAAGCAGTTAGAGATACTTTATACTCAAACAAAGTTAACCCACTTGCTACTTTCCCAGGACAAGGTATCGTAGTATTCGGCCAGAAAACACTACAAAACGCTAAGAGTGCTCTTGACAGAGTAAACGTTCGCAGAATGTTACTTGACGTTAAAGACACTATCAACGGATTCGCTAGAAGTATCTTGTTTGAACAGAATACCGAAGCAACTCGCGAACGCTTTGTAAGATTAGCTACTCCATACCTTGAAAGCTTGGTACAGAGACAAGGCCTCTACGCTTTCCAAGTCAAGATGGATGGCCAAAATAACACACCGGATGTTATTGACGAAAACAAATTGGTAGGACAGGTGTTCTTACAACCAACAAAGACCGCAGAATTCATCGTTCTCGACTTTACTTTAACACCAACCGGAGCCTCCTTCACAGATTAATATATGTATTAATAACCAACAACACTAAAAATAAAATAAAATGGCAATTTTAGATAATTCAGAGTTAGGCACAATCGGTATGTTCTACAAGACATACGAGCCAAAAACTAAAAACAGATTCTACTTCGATATCGAAGGTGTACCTGCTTTCTTAGTTAAAAAAGCAGACAGACCAAAACCTTCATTTGAAGAAGTAGTACTTGACCACATTAACGTACAAAGAAAACTCAAAGGTAGAGTTTCTTGGGGTGACATTACGTGCGAATTGTACGATCCAATCAACCCATCAGGTGCACAAGCCGTAATGAACTGGTTTAGACTCCACCACGAATCAATAACTGGTAGAGACGGTTACCAAGATTTCTACAAGAAAGACGTTAAATTCCGTTCTTTAGGTCCTGTAGGTGATGTTGTTGAAGAGTGGGAATTGAAAGGAGCATTTATTAAGAGTGCTGACTTCCAAGACGCCGATTGGTCAAACGCAAATACTGCACAGACAATTAGCTTAACTCTTGCAATGGATTACTGCGTATTAAGATACTAATTGCCAAAAACAATATAAAAGAAAAGGCGCCTTTGGGCGCCTTTTTCTATTTACTCATATATGTATATGCAACAATAAATGTTATAACATGGCAGAAAAAAAGTTACAAACTGAAATGGTTGGCCTACCTTCAAAAGGCCTTTTATACCCAGAGGGTTCTCCACTTCGCAACGGCTCAATAGAAGTAAAGTATATGACGGCCAAAGAAGAAGATATCCTAACAAACCAATCCTACATTAAATCGGGTGTAGTAATTGATAAATTATTGCAATCGCTAGTGGTGTCTCCTATCGATTTTAACGACATTTTAATTGGAGATAAAAACGCTGTTTTGGTTGCAGCGCGGGTCTATGGTTATGGTCCTCATTATGTGTTTAACTACACTAATCCTAGCACTAATGAAGACGAAGAAGTTATGATCGATTTAGCTCAAGTGCAAGATAAAGAGATAGATGAATCACTTATCAAAACACCTGGTGTAAACGAATTTGATTTTGAATTACCCGCTTCAAAAAGAAAAGTTACATTTAAACTTCTCACCCAAAGAGACGAAAACAACATTCAGCTTGATCTTAAGAATCAAAGAAAAATGAAAAGAGAAGCAGAATTAACCACACGTCTCAAACACACCATCGTAGCAATTGATGGAGACAAAGATAAAGCTGCCATTAAAGAATTTGTAGATTCAGAATTGCTTGCAGTAGATTCAAGAGCGTTAAGAAACTACATTAAGGATGTGTCACCTGACGTAGATCTTACGTTTAACTTCGAAGGAGAGGACGGTACCGTTGTTAATAACGTCCAAATTCCCATCGGAGTAACGTTCTTTTGGCCTGACCTCCAGGTATAAACCAGTAATATACGATGAGGTATTCGACCTCACATACTGGGGACAGGGAGGATTCAGTTTCGAACAAGCGTGGAATTTACCAGTTTATATGAGGCGCTATTATATAAATAAAATAAGCGACATTCATAAAAAACAGGAAGAAGCATCTAAAGGACATAATGAAGACGAACAAGCGATGAAAACTCTTGAAAATTTCAATATAGACTGGGATAACATTCCTCGAGATTCAGGGCTTAAAAATGAACTGTAAGGCGGTATAACACTGCCTTACACTTTTTGATATTTATATAGGAATATTTCTATACATGGCTGAAGAACAAGATTTAGATAAACTGATAGAAAAGAGAAAACAACTCGCCGAACTTTTACAGCGTGAAGGAAATCTTAGTGCTCAAAGGGCTAAAGCTATTTCTGAACAATACAATACTTTAGAAGAAATAGCAAATATTACTCAAACCGTTACCCAAAATGGTGAGAGTTTTGTTAAAGAATTAAATAAAGCCGTAGATGCAGGAACAGGTTTATACGATGTTTCGGTAGGTTTAGTAGAAAGTCTTAAAGAAAGTTTAGGTATTCAAACAAGACGCAATGAATTTGATAGAGATCTTTTTAAAATTAATAAAGATATAACAAATACTTTAAGAGATCAAAAAGAAAATTTAACCAGTGAAAGCGATGTATCTAAACAAATAGCCAAAAACGACGAAAAACGTTTAGCAGCATTAAAAATATCTAAATCCCTAACTGAGGGAATGAGCGAAGAGTCTTTAAAGCAAGTACAAAAAGCTCAAGACGTTTATTTAGCTAGACAAGATATAGAAAAATTAATTAAAGCAGAATTAGCAGCTGTAGCAGCAGGTGCTCCTTACGACGCAGCAAAATTAGAAAGATTACAAGCTTCAGCTAGGTCTTTAGATAACTCTCTTGAAACCCAATTAGAGACACTAAATCCTATGCAACAACAATTGTTGTTTACTAATATGAATGTTGCTGGTTTAGAAGAAGCTAATGCAAAACAAAAAGAACAATTAGCTAGAATACAAGAAATCAATAAAGCTACTGGCTTAACAGGTGCCATTATTGGGGGACTTAGCAAACTTCCCGGTATAGGACAAATATTTAAAGCCCAAGATTTAGAAGATATTAAAAAAGAACTCCTAGAATCTGGACAAGAAGCCGATAAATTTCAAATAGCAGGCAAATTAGTTTCTAAAACATTTGATAACCTCAAAAATACGCTCAGCGACCCTGTATTTTTATTTACAGCACTTACAGGAGCTTTGGTTAGAAATTCAAAACTAGTTAACGAATTTCAAACAGAACTAGGTGTAGGTTACAACAATGCGCTTGCTATGCGCACAGAAATAGCAAATGCTGCGGACGCAAGTGGTGATTTGTTTATTAACAGTGAACGATTACAAAAATCCGTATTTGCTTTAGCACAAAATACAGGTGTATTTTTTGATCTTAGCTCTAAATCAGCCGAAACATTTACCAACTTAACAGAACGAATGGGGTTAGCTGCAAATGAAGCAGGTAACCTTACAATGTTGTTAAGACTTCAAGGTAAAGATACAGAAACTACTATGTCTAACTTAGTAGGAACTGCAAATGCCGCCTTAGCTACAAGTAAAACCACAGCAAACGTTAAAGATATATTAGGTGATGTCGCTAAATCATCAAAAGGATTACAGGCATCATTCGCTGCTAATCCAGGTGCACTTGCTAAAGCTGCAGTTGCCGCTAGAGAATTAGGTGCTACCTTAAAAGATATAGAAGCTACTCAAAAAAGTCTATTAAGTTTTGAATCAAGCATAGAAGCAGAATTAAAAGCAGAATTGCTAACAGGAAAACAACTTAATCTTGAAAAAGCAAGAGCAGCGGCACTTAATAACGATATGAAAACCTTGGGTGAAGAACTCAAGAAACAAAATGTTGATTTAGCTTCGTTTGGAAAAATGAATGTTCTTCAACAAGAAGCTATGGCTGAAGCAATGGGTATGAGTCGCGATGCTATGGCAGAAATGTTACTAAAACAACAAACCCAAGGCATGGCTGCTGAAGAAGTTAGAGCCAAATTTGGTGAACAAGCATACGAGCAATTTAAAGCTATGGATGCTAGCCAAAAAATGAATGAAGCTATGGCAAAATTAAAAGACATATTTGCCAATCTCTTAACAGTAGTTACTCCTATTATTGATGCCCTTGCATTTGTACTTCAACCTATTGCTATGATAGGGCAGGGAATAGCCAAGCTTAACGAATGGACAAAAGGCTGGGCTAGTAAAATATTAGGTGTAGTTGTTGCAGTTAAAATGCTTAGTGGGGGATTTGGGGGGCTACTTGATAAAATTAAAGGAATTTCATTTGGTGGGTTAAGAGAAAGAATAGTAAGTGCTTTTGATTCTAAAACTTATACTGGTTTCTTTAGTGGTATACAAGAAAGATTTAAAGGATTATCTGAACCATTAAAAGGACTTAGAGATAAACTAATGGATACTTTTGGGGGAGCCGCTGATAAAGCCAAAGGGATTCAATTTGACGAAAGAATAGGTAAAAAAGGTGGATTCCGTGATATGGTTTCAGGACGCTTTGTAAGCGAAGAAGCCGCCAATAAAGCTGGAGTATTTAAACCAGGTACAGGTCCAACAGCTGCTGCCGCAGCTGGTGCTACTGACGCTGCTGGTTCTGCAGGTGCCGCAGCTACTGCTGCCCCTAAAGGAGCTGCTGCTGGTGCTGCTGGTGCTACTGACGCTGCTGGTTCTGCAGGTGCTACCCCTGCGCCCGCAGATAATGGTAAAACTTTAAAAGAAAAAATGCAAAATATTGCCGAAGGTATTAAAGCCTTTGCTGATAAAGATGTAATTAAAGGTGCTTTATCTATGATAGTTGCTGCACCTGGTTTAGTAGCGCTTGGTTTAGCGTCGTTACCTTTAAAAATCACTGAAAAAATTAACGGTAAAGCTATCCAAACAGGTATGGAAGGTATAGCTAATGGAATTAAAGCATTTGAAGGTACTACTAAAGGGGCATTAGCATTATTAGTCGCTACCCCTGGATTATTAGCACTTGGTTTAGCTGCTCCTGGATTAGCATTAATAGGAGTTGTAGGAACTGGTATAGCCGCTGGTTTAAAAGGTATATCTGTTGGTATGAATGCTCTAGGTAAAAACATGGTTGGTATTATAAAAGGTTCTATAGCATTAACAACTTTAGCTTTACCAATAGCAGCCGCCGCAGCTGCATTCCAATTATTAGAGGGAGTTGATCCTGGCGCTATGATAGCGTTTAGTGTTTCTTTAGGAATTTTAGGAACAGCAGCCGCTATTTTAGGAAGTATGTTACCTGTAGTTGCTATGGGTGCATTAGCATTAACAACCTTAGCTATTCCTATAGCAGCTACAGCAGCAGCCTTTAGTTTATTAAAGGGTATAGATACTTCTATGATGTTAGGATTTGCTGCTGCTTTAGGTGTTTTAGGATTAGCAGCAGCTGGTTTTGGGATAGTAGCCCCATTAATAATAACAGGTTCAGTAGCTATTGGTGCTTTAGGATTAGCTTTATTACCTTTAGCAGTTGCAATGAATGTAGCTGCTCCTGCGGCTGAACAATTTGCACATGTATTATCTAGTTTAGGAGAAATAAATGTAGCTAATTTATTTGGATTAGCAATGACATTACCTACATTAGCCTTTGGTATTGGTGCTTTAGCACTTTCGATTGGAACCGCAGTTCTTGCAGCTATTTCTTTAAAAGTTTTAACCAATGCTTTAGAACCATTAGCTGAAATGGCCCCTAAGTTTGACATAACTAATAAATCACTAGCAGGTATTGCTGGAAGTATAGCTTTAATAAGTACTTCTTTAGCAGGTTTAGATGTTTCTAAATTAGAACAAATAGCAGATTTAGGAGAAAACATAAACATAACATCCACAGCGGGTTTAGATGTTTCTAAATTAGAACAAATAGCAGATTTAGGAGAAAACATAAACATAACATCTACTACGGTAACATCAGCCGCACCAACCCCTTCTCCCCAATCACCAGGAACAACTTCTCTTACTGAAGGAACTACTACAGCAGCAAACGCTGGTGGCATTACAGGAGAAGAAGTTAGAGCAATTGTTGAAGAAACAGTTACAGCAACTATTAACGCTCTTGTCCCTGACATGGTAGCAGCATTGAAAGAAGGTCAAGGCAAGATACAAGTTACTAACGATAACTTTAATAACTCTAGACAAAGCGAAGGTCCATCTCGCAACCGAAATATAGTAAACAATAACTTTGCATAATGGCATCACGTAGACCAGATATAACAACAGATATGGGCCGAGGTAACCCAGGTAGCCCTAAACGATTTACTTCACAAGAAGAAATTGACTATAGTATCGAAAACAGAGGTTACCAAGACGCTCGAAACTTGGCCCCTATAACTGATGTTACTACAGATGGTCCTATCCCTGCGGATATACCAAGGGATATGATTAAATTTAACATCAAAGTTATTGATCCTGAAAATCCCCTCAATGCCGAAATGTTAGTATTTAGAGCATATTTGGACGATATAAGTGACAGTTATAAAGCAGGGTACAATAGTTACAAATACAATGGTAGAGCAGAAAATTTCTACACTTATAATGAATTTGATCGCTCTATTTCATTTAAATTTAGAATCCAAGCCCAATCAAGGCAAGAAATGAAACCATTATACCAAAAACTAAATTATTTAGTTGCTCAAACTGCCCCACAATATAAAAATGGTAGAATGCGAGCTAAATACAATAGATTAACCATTGGCGATTGGATAAACGAAGTGCCTGGATTTTTTGAAAGTATAAACTTAAATTGGAAAGGGGCATATTCTTGGGAAATTGACTCAGAAGAACAACTTGGTTCAGACGGTATTCGAATGAACCAACTACCACAAAACTTAGACGTAGATTGTTCGTTTAAGCCCATCCACGATTTTGCCCCTGAAAACAGCAAAGATTCACCCTTTATTTTACCTCACAGAGGAGGTATAGACACTGCCCAAAACTGGCTTATTTCTGATTCTACTTCGAACTTATTATCATCGTTAGGAACATTTGGATCATGAATCGTTACAGCAATATACGACTTAAAAAAGACTCAGACGGTAAACGCTATATAAGAAGCGTTATTTATCCTGAAATCCCTGAAACTTTAGACGATATTTACGTTGAAACAGAATACGGTGACCGTGTAGATATTTTAGCGTACCAATTCTATAACGATACATCTTTATGGTGGATTATTACAACTGCTAACCCGGGAAAACTAAGGCGCGATACTTATGTTTGTCCTGCGGGTTTACAAATTAGAATACCTTTAGATCCTAACCCTATTATAGACGAATTTGAAAGAATAAATAGAGCTAGATGAGTATTTTTAAACAGTCGTTTCCTAAATGGATCCAAAGTCAATTAAATAAAAGACAAGAACTTCAAGCTACTGGCCTCAATGGAGGAAAAAAAAGCAACGAAGCTCTTGTTTGGAACCAGTCTAAACAGTGTGTTATTAGAGCAACCTCGTTAGTTGATTATACTAAGGAAGTAGACGGTGGTTTAGGTATAGGTGATTTTAATACAATAGGAGGAAATCAATTAGCAAAACGATTCATACTTCAAGGAGGTATACTAAACAAAGGACAAATTCGCAGAGCCCATTTTGGTCAAGAGAGTTCAGCATACGGAGACCCATTATTAGGATCCAACAGTGGTCCTGAGGGGTTCGGACAGGTACCAATGCCTGGTATTACTAGCTTAGACATTGCAACTAAAAGTGCGTATGGTTCTTTACGCCAAGCAAAATTAAGTTTTGTAGTTCACAATCTCAGACAACTAGAGATTATGGAATTGCTTTATATGCGACCAGGATACCCTGTGTTGGTAGAATGGCAATGGTCACCTTATGTACACAGTGTAGACGGTGTAATACATAGAAGCCATAAAGTTAGTTCAGACACTGTATTCGCAGAAAAAGTTAACCAAGAACAACTATATTCTGAAATAATAAAACTAAAAAAAGAATCTGAAGGTAATTACGACGGATTTCTTGGATTCGTAACTAATTTTGGTTTCCAAGCGCGTCCTGATGGAGGATTCGATTGCTATTCAGAAATTGTGTCTATGGGTGAAGTTATTGACTCACTTAAAATAGGCAGTAGTTCACACATACTTTCAAAATTATTCCCGGGTAAAGAATTTACTTTTAAACTTCATAAAGAAGACGAAGACGAAGAAATCAAAAACCCAGATATACTAAGAGCTATACTCCTTGGTTTAGCTAAATTTACTGGCACTGTAGATACTGCTGGTGGTGAAATACCGTGGGCCCCTCAAATTTGGGAAAATTGGTTTAACAATGAATCTGGAGAATTAGCAGATGCCATAGTAAACATTATTATAGATAAATTTGAACCACTCCAAGCTTATACTAGCAGCGATGAAAAGATGCAAGCCTTAGAACAATATGTTCTAAAAACAAACCAAACTACAAGTTCTGGAGGCTTTAGAGTCCGATTAAACACTGGATATGTTAGGTGGGATTTACTAGCATTCCTTTTTAACGAATTAGTATTCGCACGCCCTAGTGACGATACAGAACCACCTGTTAAAATAATACAGCACTTTTTAAGAAATAACCCCAACAACCAAGACAAACCAATACCCGAATTAATCAAATACGTAAAAATTACAGGGGGTAATAAAGATGATCTTATTGATTTAAGTTGCGATCCTAAGGTTTGTATTTTACCTCACTCATTTTTTGATACTAGATTACAAGAAACTATAGATCCTGACCAAGGAAGATTAGGAAAAGTAATAGAAGGTATTGGTGATGGTTTTGAGTGGCTCTTTGGTAGATTAAGTAATGCCGTTGTAGCATTAGTAGATAAAGACGTTGATTTTGCTGGATTTGGTTTTTCTGCAACAGAATTAAATCTTGAAGAAGAAGCTAAATACTACATTGGTGGTATTTATTTAAACACCAAAATGCTTTTAAAAGCATACGATTCAAGTATTAAAAACAAAGATCAATCAGAAGTAGATTTTGGTGATTTCTTTAAAGCTATATGGGACGACGTAAATGCTGCTTGTCCTTTACACAACTTTATTTTTAAAATCGACAATGAATTCCCTAACACTGCGTATGTTATGGATTTACCTGTTGATAACAACCAATTAAAAGAAATTAAAGACAAATTATTTACTGTTGAAGTACAGTCGTCAAACAGCGCTGTAAGAGAATACGACATACAAGCAACTATCCCAGACGCATTAAAATCAACAGTGGCAGTACACGCTCAAAATCCAGATACAACAGAAGATTTAGACGATTTAACATTTCAAGCGTTTAATAGAAATATTAAAAACCGAATATTTTTCGCGCCTACCGTTAAAACCCAAGAACAAATAGATCGCGAACGTGCTCAAGCTGCACGTGAAAGGGAAGCGTATTCTAATTCTCCCGCCGCTAAAGAAGATAGAAGACTAGGAATATCATATGAAGAATCTAGAACCCCCGAAGGTAAAGCTAAAAAACGTTACTTACTTGCGGCTGAAAAATTCAACAAATTAACTCCACTTTATTTTGAAATTGTAAGTGCGGATGAAAATGATTCAATAGAAGATTCAAACGATACTGTATCTGACCTTAAATCGTCTTTAAAAGAATTACAAACTGCTACCCTACAATTAGAACAGTTAAAAAATGCAAATTTAGGAGCGAGCGCAGTTATTCCCTTAGAATTCACAATGACACTTGACGGTATATCAAATATTCTTATTGGTTCCGTATTTAAAATTAGAGGCGATCGTTTGCCAAAAGCATATAGAGATAAAGTTGGATTTATTGTATTTAAAGAAGAACAAAGTATAACTTCGGGTCAAGATTGGGTTACCAAAATTGGAGGTAAAATGATTATATTACCAACAGATAACCAAGGTAAAGACGTTGCGCCTGTAGTTACGCCTAAACCAGCTGAAAAACCTGCTCCGTTCCCTGAAATTCTCAGTGAACCTACTTTAGTTGACAATACAGAAGTAGTTACGCCAGGTGATCCTACTCAAACCATAGTTCGAACATTTGAAATACCACCTACGCTTAATCCTTCTGAAAGATTACCAGTCGATCAACTTACAACAAGCGAGACAGGAATAAACCTAATCAAACAGTTTGAAGGATTTAGAACAAACGCTTATGTTGATCCAGGTACTGGTGGAGAACCTATCACTATTGGGTATGGTACTACTAGGTATGCTGATGGAAGAAAAGTTAGAATGGGTGATACCATCACTGAATTCCAAGCTACTGAAGAATTAGCCCACCACGTAAAACAGGTAGCTGAAAAGGCCATCAGAAGATATATTGATGTTCCCTTAACCCAATTCGAATTTGATTCCCTATCAAGCTGGGTTTACAATGTTGGTTCAGGTAACCTACAAAGTTCAACCCTAAGAAAAAAATTAAATGCACGAGATTATGAAGGTGCTGCAAATGAATTCCCAAGATGGACCAAGGCAGGTGGAAATGAATTAGCAGGTCTAGTAGCAAGAAGAACAGCAGAACGTAATTTATATTTAACAAATAACCCAGGAAACGTAACGTAAAATGCCCTACATTCCTAAATCCCAATATACAGTTCAACACACCAATGGGGGTGAATTATATGATCCTGTCACTGGCCAAGAATATAGAGGAGAATATATTCAATACGGCCAAAGATATTTTGCTGGAAACACTATTTTAAACTTAAAAGTACCGTTAAGAAAAATAGATAAAGAAGAAAACATCGTATTACAAAACACACGTAACTTTCTTTACAATCAACTTAACCCAAAACATTACCAGCGAATTAAAAAACGCTTTAAACCAGTTGCCTCTAAACCTCGCCCAACAGAAAAAGATTACGAAAAAGGAGAATGGAAAAGGTATTTCTGCCAGCGAGTAAACCTTTTAGACAACATTATTGAAATGGACTCTGAAGGATATAAAAAACTTCAAAGCGGAGAATACGACAATGTATTGTACCTTGGGGGTGAAATTATGTGGTCATTAAAGGATCCCAAATTAAACAACGATAACGTTTTGAAATTAATAAGGCAATATCCAGGGATTCAATTTTTCTTCAACAATCCTGAGGAATTCGTAAGATAATTTCGTATATTTGAGGTATGTACTACCTCATAGAAACACAAGAACAATTAGAACGGTTCTTCGAAGGTGAGGGTAACGAATGTTACCTTCAATTCGTTACGAATAACGACGAAATTCACCCTAAGCTACAATCGGTTTGCGCCTTGTATCTTTATTCATTTAGTAGGGAGAAGGGCTTCATGATCAACATAGATCACCCAGAGGGATTTGAGTTAGAGTTACCACTAAAGTACCTACAATCTTATACGAACATATTCGTCAAAGAAAAAACTAAAGCTTTACTATACATCCCCACACTCCCTTATACGGATATACAAAGCATATACTACTTACTAAAAAACGAACCACTACCTGCGTTGCCCAAAACTGGAACACACACGTTCTATGAGCGCAAATTTGGCGCAAATAACGTGAATAAAATAATTCCCCTTGCAAAGCACTACGAGGCGATGACTAACGAATTTGAGGCGATTTACCCGTATATAAGCAACTTTAAAGAAGAAGAATCAAACAAGTGGTACAACGAAATACTTACACCTACGTTAGCAAGGATGGTAAGTGAAGGATTTAAAATTAACGATACATTTAACAAACACTTTGATATAAATGAAAAATTTAGCATACGCGACTCCAAAATATACGGATGGTATAATTTTTGCACTACAACAGGACGTCCTACAAACAATTTTAATAGCGTTAATTTCTCAGCTTTAAAACACGATACAGGAGAACGAGATGGTTTTGAAGCAGACAACGACATGCTTATTGAAATGGATTTCGAGGGCTACCACCCCCGAATCATTGCACGCCTATCTGGGGACGAGTTAGATAAAAGCGAATCTGTACATACACAAATGGCGAAAATGTATTTCGACACTGAAGAAATAGACGCTGAAATGTACAAGCGAAGTAAAGAACTAACGTTTCAACAAATGTACGGGGGTATAAATAAAAAATACCTCAAACACACATATTTCAACAAAGCGCAACAATTTATAGACGAATTGTGGAGCGAATTCAATACAAAAGGATACGTTAAAACTGTAATAGCGAGGCGCAGGCTTTTAAAAGACAACTACAAAAACATGACTCCCCAAAAGCTATTCAACTACTACATACAAGCATTCGAAACGGAGTACAACTTTACTGTGCTTTCTCGCCTATTTAAAATACTCGAAGGAAAAAAGAGCAAAATTATCCTATATGTGTATGACTCAATATTGATAGATTTTGCGATCGAGGACGGGAAAGACACGCTTCAAGCGATAAAAGCAACGATTTCATCAGATTTTCCCGTTAAAATAAAACGTGGTGTTACATACTCTTCTTTAGAGGACATTTGATATTTATTGTGGAACAACACAATACATACACAAATGAACAACAAACTTTACTGCACTTTTCTCCAAGATGAGAGTGTCGATGAAGTTGTAGACAGAATCCTTGAGGAGCACGACATATTGTTTAACAAAATATTTGTTTTAGCGTCATTAGACGACGATAAAGTTATGTTGACATATAACATAGACGGTCCCGTTTATGATCTACAATTAGAAAACACTATATTGGTTCACAGAAAAAAACAAACTAATACTCTATATACAATAAACGCCTTAAATGAGGTGATAAAATATCTAAACGAAGGGGTTTTAGATACTACGTACCAAGTGGACTGGACACGGTTCCGCAATTGCCTTCTTTTGACTCGCCCTGGTGGGTTTAAAAAGGTTAGAACACGTTTAAAAAATATAATTGAAGTAGAGTAAAAAGCCTTCTGGTAAAATTTGGATTCGTTGACCTGGGTTATTATATTTACCCAAAATTAAAAGGTCATGAATCTAGACGAAATTAGAAAGCGCATGGACCGCTTGCAAAAC